TACCACATGGTTTTTCGACCAAGGCAAAGCAGACATCTATGATCCATATCGAGGCATGATCTGGTCACAGACTCTCAATGGTCGTCTCTATGGGCCATGGACGATTGACGACATTGTGTATTTTCGTGAGCCAAGCTTTGTGGAGGATGTTGGGCCGGGCCTCGCTCCAGCTGCTGTGGCACTGCAACATGCGCAATTGTCACACTACCTGACTGCGTTTGCGACTGCGTTTTTCCAAGGTGGCGCACAGCCAGTTACAGTGATGAATTTGCCAGAGTATACCGATACTGCTGAGGTCGAGCGATTCAGTGCAGACATCAATGCCAAAGCTGGTGGAGGCATCATGAATGCTTTCAAGTATTTGTTTTTGCGCAGTCCAGATTTGAAAGTTACGCAGATTACGCCAAACATCGACACCATGCAGATGCCAGAATTGTCTGAGCGTACCATCACTGCCATGGCAGCGACTCTTGGTGTTCCTCGCACCATGTTGGAAGCCAGTGCAGCAAACTATGCAACAGCAGACAGTGATCGGCAGAGTTTCTGGCGAGAGACCATCACTCCAAGACTCAACATGTACGAATCAGTCATCAATTCGCAATTGCTCAATCCTCTCAAATACCAATTCCGATTTAATCCAGAAACCATGGACGTATTCCAGACAGACGAAGCTGCGCGTGCATCGAGCTTCCTGCAGTATGTGCAAGGTGGCATTCCTGCGCGATCTGCTGCGCAATTGCTTGGTATTGACAATCTGGATGAGTATTGGCCTGCAGATACTGCACCAACACCAGTCGTCACAGACACAGTCACAGAGACAGTCAATCCTGCGCCAGTCTCTGCGCCATTGCCTGTCGAGACAGAGATTGTGGCACTGCCTGCAGATGCTGAAGCAAAGAATGCAGAATGGGCACTACTCTCAAAAAAAATTGAGCGCAGAATCAAAACCGGTCGCGATCCCAAGACATCATTTGATTCTGCGCTGATTCCGATTGACCGTATTGATGCAGTCATGGAGCGATGCTATAAAGGCATGACCGTCGCAGATGTGCATGAAATCATTCATGCCATCAAAGCACCAGTAGACGACATGACGCCAGATGAATTGCGCATTTACAATCGAATCATCAAGGAAATGCGCGCAAAAGGCCAGCAATGGGCACGAGACATTGCCAAAGACAAAACGCCAGAGACATCACTGCGCGAAATCATAAAGCCAGTACTGGATGCTGAGCTGAACACGACCATGGGGAAACGCATCGACAGACTAGGTACACAATTCAGCATTCCCATGGATACTGGAGACCAATCGCGATATATCCAAGACTGGCTATCTGATTACACACCAAAGACCACAGATAAGATTGACCAGACCACAGCAGACCGCATCAAGCCGATCATAGAAATGTATCGCACCACACCAGGCATGACCATTGCAGATTTGGAAGCTGCTGTGCTTCCTTTGAGCGATCCCATGCGTGCCAAGATGATAGCCATCACAGAGACCACACGCGCAGCTTCGCAGGCAACGACATCGTACAAAGATTATCTTGCACAGCGAGGAATTCAGATGACACGCGTCTGGAATACTGATGCAGATGAGCTTGTGTGTGCCATCTGCACTGGCAAGGTCTATGGCGTAAAGCTCAATGGAGCGACTGAAGACCAATGGCCAGCTGAATTGTCTGATGGGCCTCCAGCACACGTCAATTGTCGATGTGACACGTCTCTGAGATTGGTAAAGTAATGGCAAACAGCATCACAATTGAAATGCTTGGCAGGATCGGCGAAGCGCAGATTGGCGAGATGATTCGCACAGTCACACTTGGATATGCTGTGCTAGTGCAAGGCCAGCTGAATGAGGACAAACCTGCACCTCCAGCAAGAGGAAGCATGAAATACAAATCTGAGAAGCAACGACGATTTGTGATGGCCAATTACAAAAGAGGTGCAATCACTGTGCCATATAAGCGAGGCACTGGCTCAGGATTAAGAGGAAGCGAGACATTGAATCGCTCATATAGTGTTGATTTGCAAGGAGACGAAGCAGTGCTGACAAGCGCAGCATCGTATGCGCCATATGTCGTCGGTGATCAGCAGGCAGAAATACACAAAGGAAGATGGAATACTGCAACACAAGCTGTTGATACTATCCAAGGAAATGGCACACTCGACAAACTTGTCGCACAAGCAATGGAGTCTCTCTGATGCCATATCATATTGAAGTAGAGAATGGCAGATATTGTGTGTACAAAGATGGCGAAAGCAATGCAATGCAATGCTATCAAAGCATGCAAAAAGCTGAAGCATATCTGACTGCACTCAACATCGCCACATCAGATGAAATCAAAGCGACGTACATTGCGCCACAGTCTGTGGCAGACAATGCCAGACTCGCACTCGACGTGCGATCTGAGAAACCACAAAGCCAGCAAGGGATGACCGCTGTTGGCTTAGCACGCGCAAACCAATTGGCCAATCGTGAGCCAATCAGTTTGGAAACTATTCAGCGAATGGTGGCATACTTTGACCGTCATGAAATTGACAAAGAAGGTGCAACATGGTCTGAGCGAGGAAAAGGATGGCAGGCCTGGCATGGATGGGGTGGAGACGAAGGTAGAGTGTGGGCAAATCGTATTTTGAAGGAGATCAACATGGAAACCAAAGCTTCGCGACGACATTCCGAGACTGACATGGAAGCACTGCGCATGGCTGCGCATCACACCAAGCAGACCATGAAAGCACTGCGTACTGTTGGCTATGATGGTGTCAAGCCAAAGAGCGTCAAAGCACTCGACGAATCTGTTACTCTCACTGAGCGACAGATTTACATGTATGAGACATACGAAGCATTGGTCGAAGAGTATGGCGCATTTGACCAAGGGATCGGTGCCAATGGCGCACATTATGCTGATGGAGAACAAAATCCCTTTATCGAAGAAGGCATCGTGTGTGGCTCATGCGTGTTTTTTGCTGAAGGAAAATGCGAAATCGTCCAAGGCAACATCGACGCAGAAGGAATCTGCAAGCTGTGGATCATTCCAGAGTCAGCACTGAATCTCATTGCTGTTGAGGAATTGGACACAGAAGAAACCATGGAAGAATCTGCACCTGAGCCAGCAGAAATCGTCAGCGAGTCTGAGCAAATCGAAGACGAAGAAGAAGCAGTTTCGTCCATGCATGAAATGGATAAAGAAGCAATGAAAGCATCTTCTCTTGACAGCAATGCGATAATGAAAGCAGAAGCAGCAAAGCGTTTTGCTCAGCGATTGATTGGTGGAAAATGAATTCAATCACACAGGCAATCAAAGCAATTGCGCCATACACACTCGCAGGTCGAGGTGTGGTATATGGTGGCGAAGATTTGACTGGTGATCGCTTCAGCAAAGACACCGATTTTGGCGCAACACGAAGCTTTGTCGGTATGCCTGTATACTATGACCATGCATTAGGTGGCATCAAAAGCCAGATCGGCATGGTCAAAGCATGGGCACCTACTGACGACGGAATTGATGTCCAGATTGAGCTTGACCGTCGTCACAAGTATGCACAAGACGTCATGAAGCTGGCAGAGTCTGGCGCATTAGGTCTCAGTACTGGCGCACTGCCACATCTTGTCGAGCGGGTCAATGGCGAAATCAAAAGGTGGGTCGTCGGTGAAATCTCATTGACACCAACACCAGCTGAGCCTCGCACCACAACAGAAGTTATGACCAAAGGAATAACTGTGCGCACTGCGACAGGTGGCACTGGTCTTGACGATATCAAATCAGCAGTACACACAAAGGAAGACACACATACCATGGACAACATCAAAGACGCAGTGAAGGCAGCCATTTCTGAATTGGCTGGTGAGCCAGTAGTGGGTGGCACGTTTCATGCACCAGCAGTGAAGGCATCACTGCCAGCATCAGTCGAAGTAGAATCGCCATACTCCAGCAACGAATACCATGGCGCATACAAAAGCTTTATGCGCGGATCGTCTGATGCATCAGTCATGAACACCTTGACCAATGCCAAGAGCGCAGCAGCCAGCTTCTATAAGACCATGACTGAAGCAACGAACAACGATGGTGGCTTCACTGTACCAACGACCATCAATC